GCTGAAGTCATCGACATCAAATGTCGCGTTTGAAGCAGAAGCCAAGAGAAACGTCGTGGAAAACACCGCGAACATGAACAATGCAACGATGGCAACACGCAAGCCATACGCGCACGGTCCACTCGCGGCTCTGCGCACAAACCGTCGGGTCCGCGCCTTCGCCTCATGCACCTCCTGCCAAGCAGCTTGGAAAAGCGGCTCAGATTCAGTTGGCCTGAGGCGTTCGCGCAAACCCAATTGTCCAACGCCATGCACAGCACCAGACAGGATTCGGCTCATATCGTCCGTCTCCACCGGATGCGCGCACGTCCACGCGAGCTTGTACGCAGTGTCGCGGGCCTTTGCCGTCGCGTCAACATTCGGTGCTGCTGGCGACCACCATTCTTTCAGGCGGCGCACGGCATTCCGAACGTAACCCTCCGGCTGTTGCCCGACAGACACGACGTCACTCGGCTTCGGCTCCACAGAGCCGATCGCTGCTTGCAACGGGGCAACGGCCCCGATGCAGCGAACGGCCTCAGCGACCGGCGCACGGACAGGAGTGTCGCGCATCACTGCAAGCGTCGGCTCAACCGCGAGGATGTCGCTTCGAACACCTGGTGCCTGTGCCGCAAGAGACTGCGCGCGACTGGTGTCGCAAACGCACTCCTGCACGACGGCACAGAACACAGGTGTCTCAACGACTCCATCCCACGGTAAGCCGCGCTCGCTCGCGCGGAAAGCCTCACGCTCGCAGATCGGCGGCGTGGCGCTTTTCCCACTCACAAATTCGAGCTTCGGTCTTTCATAAAGGACGCTGCGACGGAACAAACTTCCCCACTCGGCAACATCGCTCGGTTGACACCTTCGGTCAAACACCGCGTGCTCCGGCTGCATCGGATGGCCCACGACAGGCTCAAAACCGACGCACTGGGGGCGCTCCGGAGGGGGCGTCGAAATACGCGACGGTGGAGGTGTCGACGCCGGGTGATCCACTGACAACTCATCAGCACGCAAAACTGATAAGCGTGCTTTGAGCCGTTGGATCTCCTCTTCGACGAGTTCATCCTCCATGAGGGCGACGAGGTCGTCACCAGTGGTTGCTTCGCATTCAACACCAGTGGCGACTCTCTCGTGGCCATCAACAACACCTTCGCGGACAGCACAACCATCACGCTCTGCGACGCAGACCGGCGCTTGGCGCAATTGCGCCCGCTCTTTCGGTCCGCCGCGGGCACCAAGACTCCGTATTGACGGAGGCTGTGGCCCGCGTTCCGCAACGCGGATGAGTCTGCGGCGCTGTCTCAAACCCATGCGCTTCCTTGGCGCAGGGGTGGAACCAGCAGCTTCTGCATAACTCATCGGTTTTGCTGTGATTGTGGGTGGCATCACTGCCACGGAACTGGCTTCTCGAGCGAACTTCACCGCAACCGTTTGGGCTACAGCCGGCCTGAGGCGAGCAAAAAGCTCAGCTTCGGTCTTTGGCGCCGTGCTTTTCGATTTCGGCAAAAACGGTCCACTCGTGATCATGGCAGATGCAGGCGGATCATCCCAGCGTTCGGGGAGCTCATCTGGCTGCGGGGCTGCGATGTCTGCCACTTCAGTACGAACCGCCTCGCGGTCTTCGTCCTCTTGAGCATCCGTCGCATCACCACGCGCCATCTCCACATACGCTGAGAAAATCTGGGGATTCACATGAAGGACATCAAGCAGTCTCTCC